TCATCAACTAAGTTATCTTTATCAAATAGCTCTTCGTCGGGCATAGAATCCATTAGTTTCTTTGCACCTCTGGCTACAACGCGACCAGTGGGCAAGAATTCCCTATAGAGTTCTTTTATCATAGAAGCTTTGAATTTGTAGCCTCTGCGCAGTTGTTCCCACATTAAGATATAGTCTACTTGTTTTTGATTGAACAGTGAGTCCCCGCTAGCAGATACAAACAACGCTTTCTTTTTAATTAGTGCGTCTTCAAAGTACGACATGTAAATCTTGTTACGACACAAGAAGAACCAAGTTCCTTTGCTTACATCTAACTCAGTGATGCTGTGTATGTTTTCAACAATACCTTGGTCTACTGCACTCTTAATAGTGTAGTCTTGTTTTTCTGATATTTGATCAGCAATCTTCTCAGAATACTCTAGGACTGGTTTAGGTAGTCTGTAAGAGGTATCTAGTACGGTTCGTTCTCCTGCCATATTGATTAGTGATTGTGGATCACCTCCAGCAAACTTATAAATACTTTGTTTGTCATCACCTGCTATGTAGATTGTTTTAGCATTCTTTGTGATGACGTTGATTGCTTTCCATTGCAGTGGAGATAAATCTTGAGCTTCATCAACAAAAACATATTCAAAATCAAAGTTGTCATCTTGGGTTACAAAAGTTTCTAGTTGGTCTGTGAAGTCATACTTGTTTATTTTGCTTCTGTAGGTTTTATAATTATTGTGAAACTCTTCAAGGGTTTTAATATTAACTCTTGGGTTTACCTGATACTGAATAACATTTTCTGCAGATGTATCTAAGTTCCGCATTAGGCTATCAAGATATAGCAATTGATTACCTAACGAAGCATTAAAGATAAGAGTGTCACCACCAGTTCGAATGTTCCCAGTCATTGGTATGCTGATAAGCTGACCGAACTCAAAGTAATCAGTTCTTGTCAGCATGGGTTTCTTAGGTATTCGCCTATAACAAAGAGCGTGCAATGTGCTGAAACCTTCTAAGTCTCTTAACTGACAGGAATTGTTTTTAACTAAAGCTCTGTCTATGGCTTCTTGAGCCCCTGCTTTAGTAAAGGTTGTGAACGCAATGTTTTTTGGTTTTGTTTCTTCTAAGCAGGTAGACAGGAGATCCATTAACGTAGTGGTCTTGCCTGTTCCTGCACTTGCTACGAATATTTTAGTATGGCTCATCTACGTTTAAGTCTGGAAGTGGTGTGCTTGGGTCAATGTGTAAGTTATCTTTGTGTATTCTCCAGCATCGCACATTTAGCTTTGGAGATTTGATTGAGTGTGTTATTGCATCTGCTTTAAGTATTTGTTTAATAGCAGACAGTATTTTGTTATCAGGTAATTCTTTGAAGCGTTGTTGATTAAGGTAATCTTTGAGATCAATCATTCTAAACAAGTAGAATTGATCTTTCTTGATTGGACCGCTTTTAATTCTATCTGCATCGTCACTAGCGTTTGCACAAAACATCGACACATACTCTACAAGTTGACCAAGCGGGGTCATCTCAAACGGTATTTCAATTTGTGTGCAGTTTTTAAGAAGCAAGTTTTGTTGTTTAACCCAGTCTTCTTGTTTAATAGGCGGGTATTTAAACAACAACTTCTCCATAACTTTCTGGTTGAACTGATTAAAGTTGTCGAACTGTTCAGTGGTAAGTTGCAACTCTGCATCGTCTAAAGTTAAGAACCATAAAGGTGGTTCACTTTTTAATTGTATAAGAGAGCGATTGTTAGGTAGAAATTCTTCTCCACCAATGCCGTGCTTACGTTGTCCGCACAAACTAGCGTCGCAGTATTTACATAACGGCTGACTAGAGCATTGATACTTGTAATCTTTTTTACCATACGAGTTTATAATAGCTTCAACTTCTCTGTCTTCAAGTGGTTCGGAGAACTTACGATTGAATTGCATTAGGTGATGCTTCCAGTCAGTAGGCTGTGCTTTTTTAAGATACACCGCTACGTTAGACAGTGTAATGTTGCGAGATTCGCTATGGTTTGCTCGGTTCTTAAATATATAGTTGAGACAAGGAGGTCCCTCGGGTAGTATATCTTCACCTGATGACGGAACACTAAGTTCTTCAAACTCTGTTTTACTTAGTTGTTTTGATAATGCATAAGCAATAAATTGCTCAGGATCTAAAGCATTACCGTCTTTATCAAAGCCGTACTGTAGTGTAGGGTTGCCAGAGTATGGCATGTTAATCCAGTTACCATATTTACTGTTGTCTTTGCGGTCGCCTATTTTGGGTTGCTTGGGGTATATCTCACAAGCACCTTGACCAAAGAACGCAGAGAACGACTTTAGTTTGTCAATAACATTGTAGGCGGGTATATCTTCAGAGAAGAATAAGTATACGTGCGCACCGCCTGACTTAGATCTGCAAACTACAAAAGGTAGTTCAGATTCTTGGACTTGTTTGATAATGCCTTCTAAGGTTTTAGAGTCCTGGTATACATCTACATCAAGTGCACCCCAGCGAACCTGGTCTTCGTTAATGAGTGGAGTGCAACCAATGATGCGTTCACCTTTAAGGTGTGATTCCCAAACTGCAGGTTCTATAGCTTCTTTGACTAAGAACGATTTTGAGTCTGCTTTGCCGTCACGGTTACGTGTTTTACCTGTGAGTGATGTTTGACCATACACGTTGGGGTTGGACACGAACAGCTCGTGGAATTTGAAAGACAGGTCTGCTATTGGAATCATATAAAAATAAAAGCCCCCACCCCCATATTAGAGAGTGGAGGCAACCTATTACTAGTAGGGCATTGCTGCCGAGTCTACTAATTGTGGTTTCTCTTCTGTTTGTAGAAGAGGTGTATCTGATGCATTTTTGTATGTATCAGATGCTAGCGTGAGGACTTCTTCGTCAGCGTCGAAGTCAAGAGCAGTAGGCTCAACGAATTCGAAGTTGAAGTAATCATCTCCGTTTTTGCTAGTTTCCAAGACGGACTTTAGTTTCCAACTCTGCGCAAACAATGGCGGAGCAATGCTTGCGTCTGAGTATCTGAAACGATTGATGTCTTGTGTAAGCTTACGTGATACACGAAGCTGTGAGGATGTGAAAGGAATAACTGCTTGTTCCCAAGTGTCATTTACTTTCATCATTACGAACCAGTAAGTTGTAAACTTAAGTTCGTTTTCACCTAACCATTCATCGTACTGACGTTCCCGACCTTTCTCGTAAGCAGGGTTGCTGACTACGGTCAATGGGTGATTGCCTACAAAGCCACCGCCTTTTGAGCGTGGAATCCATTCTGTGTAGATGGACTTTGTATAGCATGGGACTATCTCTACTGGTTGCTCTATAATGCTTTGCGTTTTAGCAAAGAATAGATTACCTGATTCTGCCCCCTCAATATATTCATCTTTTTGTTTCTTGAGTTGGGGGCTTAGATCCTGTAGGATACGAATGAAGGGCAAGGAAGAACCTGAATCTAGGTTCTCTGTGCCTTGTCCTGCGACTGTTGTTATATCGAATGCCATGATTCTATATTACTTCTTTCTATGTTTAGGTTAGTTTCGCTCGCTGACCTTGGTATATACCAAAGGCTTCGCGAGGTAAGGATTCTGCCAGCTCTGGGTCATCCAGTGCGTCACGACAGAAAGATTTGAGAGTTGAGTGATGTATAGCAATCTTACGATCTGCATCAATACCATACTCTTCCTTGAGCTTGGTAGTGAGTTCTTCGGCTATGCCGTCATCACCTCTGTCTAAAGATATAGTGATTTGATTTTTAATAATCGAATCGTTGTTTGTTTCTCGTAGCCAATCAAATGCAGTAGATGGGTCTTTGATACGAGCATCTACAAAATCATTAATTTGTATCTTTGCTCCGTCATCTAGTTGGATTAGTTTAAGTCCGTTTTTAGCCATAAGGTCAGGAATTAACTCTTCAGCAATTTGTTTGCGTGCTGATTTTAGTTGGCTAACTTCTGCTTCTTTTGCTGTGATATCATTATCAATATCTTTTAGTGATTTACTCAAGCTTGTTATTTCTTGGAGGTCGTCACCTGTTACGTGTTCTGTAGATACTCCTTCAATCTCACCGATTGGTATAATATCTGATTCTTCTAGTAGGGGGTCTGTCATTGTTATTGTTTGTTATTGTTTACGATATCACCAAGTCTTGCGTAGCCAGCAATATCCACCCAATTATCTCTCTTATTGGCGTGCATCTGTCTAGTTAATTTTAGTGCTATCATTGCTAAAGCTACTTGGTTTGGTGTAATGTCTGTTTCGAAGATTACTGACCACATAGTGGCTACTCTGTCTAACTCAACATTACAATCACCATACTCATCATGGCGTTCGCCTTCGGTAAGTTTTAAAGCTGTTTTTAATATATCCATAGTTCTAACACCACGTTGCTCCTAAATCTATATCAGCAACAACTGGTACTTTGAGTGGAATAGCATTCTCCATGATTAATTTTAAGTCAAGGCTTTCTTGCTTATTTTTAACCATGGCGTTAATTTCATCGTGAACTGGGAGCCTAAGATCGAAGCCAGCATCATGTGCATCAACCATTGCTTTCTTAGCCTGGTCTGCAGCACTGCCTTGTATTAACCTGTTTAGTCCTTTACTTGTAAATGCACGAAACACTCTATTGTTTTTAAATCTAGCTTGAGCTATACGTTTGTTTTTAATTGGTTTATCTCCAAAGTCAGACACCCAAAAATCAAAATGAGCACGCCTTCCAAGTATAGTTTTTATGTAACCTTTTTGGCTA